CTAATCCTGCAGCAGCGGCAAGCGTCTCCCTGAACAGACGTTCTTCTTGGTAGATAATCAACTCAAAACAACGGCAAATACCGTAAGTGTAAATAGCAATTGCCTTTTTCTTGGACGTGGCAGAAACACGACCAAACAGTGACTTGTACTCAGTTGCAGTCACGCCTGCAGAAATTGACAGTTCGTCAACGCCACCCAGGGCAGTGCGAATTTCTTCTCGGTACTGACGTGCGAAAGAATTCTGGTCGCCAGTGATGGCATCAGGAACAATGTAACCAACACGGTCGTTTGGTTCCAGGTTTGCAATGACGCGTGGAACTCGGATCTGTCCGTCAACACCACGGTGGATGGGATCAGCCTTGAATCTGGATTGGCTCAGTCCGCTGGGACCACTAAACCCAGAGTTAGCTGCGATAGAAGGACGCTGAACAACGTTTTCACCACCGGCCTCCATCAGGTCAGTCTTGGGCCTGGAGGAAAGAAGCGTGGGGTTACCAAAGAACTGCACGTTCTTACGCATGGTGCGAACCATCTCATCATGCGTGCAGATGTGATTGGCTAACGCTTCAAATTCACCGACACCTTCAGTAGAGAAACCCTTGACGTTATGGAAAATTTCTACGCAAGGAATAAAACCCAGCGTATTTGTGAACGTTTTTGTTCTACCAAAATTTGCTTGGTAGTTGCTATCAAACGACAGCTCACCTTCCGAGTGTGTTTCTTCAATCGTTTTGCGTTTGATTGAAAGGCGGATGTAACGCTTTGCACCGCCCTGTCCCATGGTGGCCGGACCGCTTAAACTTGCGGAATCAATGTCCTGCTGGTAACCAAACCCGTTCTTGACCTTGTAGCTGTAGATAATTACAACTTCATCAAGCTCGCCATCAATGTTGTAATAGCTACGATATTCGTGCTTACGAAAGTAGTAAAGACGATAGTTGTTTTGAGTTGGACGGATGTAAAAAAGACCTTGTCCATCACAAAGTGAATAATCCCAAATGGAATCGAAGCGGATGTCGAGAGAGTTGTATTTGATTACACGATCAATAAAGTCTTTGCGCTGATTACCAAAGTTATCCTGCACAGGAAAAAACTCGACACCCTGGCGGATGCCGAATAATTTCATCTGCGCTAGGTGTGAAGCTACGACGCCAGTGTCAATCATTGACCCGCCGTCTTTTTCAAGATACGAGTCAATAATTTCCTTGAGTCTAGACTTAGCGTCGACGGCCATTAACTATTTTCCTTTTTCTTTGACTCAATCTTAGCAGCTTTTGCCTGCTTCTTAAGGTCTAACCATTTGCCAAAATACACCAGTTCGGCAGAGGAATAAAGCTCTGGATGATGCAGCGCTTGCTTTACAAGTTTTTTAGTTTTCATAGCGTTTCCTCACGAGACAAATTTGGAATTAAACCCAGCTTGGCCGAGCTGATAAGCGTCGGCCATTCCCTGAATATTACCGATAGCGCCAGGTAAATTGCTGGAACCAAACGCCATAGGGAGCTGAGGACCGGCTCCGGGCTTGATGCCGCGTCTCATTAGCTCATCGTTGAGTTGCTGATTTTGTTGTGTACCACCTTCATATAAACGACGCAGTTGTTCACCCGACCTACCACCCAACGAACCAGGTGTGCGCCTGATATCAAAACTTGGATTACCGGCAAGTAAATTACCTGGGGCTCCAGGGACGTTGAGTTCTCCGCCGTAATACATGTGCTTATCTTGTTTTCCCTTATTCTAGTCCTCTAAAACTTCGTAACCAGAAGCGTCATTTACCTTGGAAATTACGATACCTTCGCCGCGTACATCCCAATTTAAAACATCGCCTTCTTGCCAACCCAACTCTTCGATCACTTCGTCGGGCAAAATAATGTATTGATCTCCGTTTTCGTCCTCTTGTACTTCAAGGATGTAGCTCATTTGCTCAAAAGCTTTTCCATCAGTTTATCAAGCTTATTATTGATCTCGCGAAAATTGTTGTGCATTTCTTGAATTTCCCTTAAGAAGTCCACCTTGAGCACGTAGTCCAGTGGCATGCGGTTGACCTGGTCTTCCAAGAGATCCACCCTTCGGCTTTGTGAATTAAGTCTTTCACCCAGGCGGCTCATAAGCTTACTCATTGCCCAGGAGCCACCTGTCGCAGCTGAGATCACTGCCGTAAGAGCAATAGCTAAATATTCTGGTCCCACGAATCCAAGGTTTTTTAATATTCTAAGAGTCAGTAATCGAGGTGTAACTGTCCCTTCCTTGCTAATCCGGTAACAAGCCAGACCAACGCATCAACCGTATCGTCGTGACTACTTACGCCAAAGTTGGTAAGCTCTTCAAACATGTTGGTGAAGTTACGAAAACGGTTGAAGATAATCTTGCGGTCCTCAAACATTCCCATGATGCCACGGAAGCGGGCCAACTTATCTGCCCTGAAACCTTTAACGGGATGCCAAATTAAATTGTAGAGACCTTCATTGTTCAGACAAACACGCTTGAAGTCTGCCTCTAGGGATGCCTGGTACTGTACGGCCTCACTCCAAATATCGCACGTTGAATAGCTGGGGTAATACAAACCGCTTTGTTCGTCTTTGGCAATCACTGACCAATCATTCAACAACTCCTTGAGGGCATCAAGTTTTTCAAGGTTACCCATGACGCGAATACGCCGGTAATCAATAATATGAATGCGGTCGCCAATGCGACCACCAAGAATCATAACTGTGTAATCGTTTTTCTCTTTAGTACCAGCGGAGAGGTCAACCCCAACCCCAAGGGCGTCAAACTCCGTTGCAATTTCTGCTTTTACAATTAACTCCGGAGCCAACGAAAGTTCGTTCTGCCGGATGACTTGATTCATGTACTGGAACGAGAAAGCAATTGGCGCTTGCCGTTTTTTTTCCTTTAGATAATCCAATGACCACATGTCTGGCCAATACGATTCCTCTTCGCCAGTGATGGGATTGTTTTGAATTGCTGAAAGGATAATCTGTTGCCAGTTGTTTTGTTCATTGAATGTTGTGGAGTGAATGTCATCGTGTCTGAAGCGAGTACCAAGGCAAATCGCTCGTGCGCCTTCAAACATGGTGGGTGCAATCACAGCATTCCAGTTGTCCTGCATCTGTTTCCTGATGTCAGGGTTGGCAATATCTGCGGCTGACTTGATGGCGTCATCAATCATGACCAAGTGCGAACGCTTGGAAGTCACCGAGCCCTTGAGGCCTGCTGCGCAAAGCGTAAACTGTTCGTCACCTGTTACATCAATGCCAGCAAACTTGTGATCAATCGACCAGTACTCATTACTGGTGGCGTTCTTTAGAAGGCGAACTTTAGGGAAAACTTCTTGGTATCGTTTGCTTTCAATGATGCGTTTGATGGTGGAGGACTTGGAACGAGCAATGTCAACGGTGTAGGACAGATACAGAATCTGCAGTGGCAACCCTGCGTGGGTATGGATGCCAATGGCCCATGCCGTAAGCAGACCCAACACTGTGGACTTAGCGGAACCCCTGGGTGCCAGGAGATCCACATTGGGACCAGCGATCTTAATGAGGCAACTGCTGTCCTCCTCTGTGACAAAGTGTCGATGCCAGTTGAGATGATGAGCAGCCGGTGGTTTATCCGCTACGTATTCACAGAAGAAGCCAAAATCTTCCTGGGCCTTCTTCAGTGCTTCTGCGTTACGTGGCTTGCGTATTTGCTGTCTGCGTGCGGCGGCTTGAGCATTGCGGCGGTAAGCAAGATGCGTATAGCTTGGCACAGCAGTAATTCAGAGTATTACTGAATACTACCTTACTTTTTGTCTTCTTGTTTTTTGGCTTTTTGCTTTTGATACTTACGTGCTTTTTCTAAAGCAGCCTTACGCTTTTCCTTGTCCGACATCTCAGTGCCGTCTTCTTTCTTCGCATCTTTTTTCTTAAGGTGCGCAAGAAACTGCGGAGGAACCTTACCAGCCATTTAAATCAGCTATCTGTTAACAATGTTGTATTGCACCTCAATATTTTAAGGCAGTTATTCGTCAAGTTGCATCTTTGCCCACACACTCATGGTCGCTTCTTCCAGGGGGATCTCAATTGGATCATCCTTGAAGACGGAAAGGAGTTCACGAATGGCACGATCGGCACCAGCCATTAACAGGCCCTTGCGATCTTTCATGCCAGTGAATCGGTCAATTTGTTCGATATGACCACGAATTTCTTTTTGCATTGACGCAATGCGGGCAACACCTGCATCACGTTTAACGTTGCCGTTCTCAACATCTTCACGGAGTTTGCGAACATCCTCCTGCATCTCGTCAATTTCATACAGAAGTTTTTGACGATGGTCAGCCTTGGGGTAATTGTTTTGCACC